ACGGAGCCACTCGGCTTGGCAGGGACAGATTGTAAGCCTGAGTGGTCAAAGAGGTTACTTGTCCTTATCTGATATTGGTTACGGCACAGGTGACGGATTCAAAGGCTGGAACTGCCGGCACGATTGGTATCCGTATTTTGAGGGTTCGTCCCGAATGTATTCGGATAAAGACCTTGAAGAACTGAACGCTAAAAATATTGAATACCCTGACGGCTCAATGCACACGCTTTACGAAGCGGAACAACAGCAAAGAGCTTTTGAACGCAAAATCAGGGCAACCAAAAGAACACTTGCCGCTTGTGATGAGGCTTTGAATAATCTTTCCGATGAACAGCTATTACAAAAGTTAGAAAAAAATTTCAGTCACTATTCAAGCAAGTTGAAACGGCAGGAATCAGAATTGAATAGCTTTTGTAAAAGAACAGGATTGCTTCCCGACCGTTCTCGTCAACAGGCTTATGGTTTTGGCAGAAGTACTGCTCAAAAAGCTGTTTGGAAAAACAAGAAAGCAGTTGCAAAATCTTCTAAAAAGAGTATAATAAAAAATATAGATATAGATGATTTTGAGGTTGTTACATACGGAAAAAATTTCAATTCTGAGGTAAGCAAAGTTATTGTAAATACTGTGTCTGATTGTGAAGCAGAGGGTGGATTCATCATTAGTGAAATTGTTGCAAAAAGTTTGCCGAAAACAGATCAAGGAACTCCGGTTTTACAAATCGAAGCATTATCAAATGGATTGCTACAATTAAATTTAAACACGGACATACTCTCTGGAAAAACTCTTGATAAAATCAATCAAATATTTGCAAATTCAAAACTATCTATAGCAAACACACTAGAAGAAGCTGTGTGGCATGAAAGTGGACACGCAAAGACAATTTTCGGAATGAGATCCGAAGATGTCAAAAAACTATATGATGAACTGTCAAAAATTCACATAGAAGGTATCAGTATTATTGCTTATGATGATGGTGCGGAAGCACTTGCGGAATTAGAAGTTCTAAGGAAACGTGGTGTTAAAGTATCAAAAGAATTGATGCAATTCTATGAAAAATATATTGGGAGGAAATACTAATGATTTACATTTCAGATTGTTGTGAATGCAAACATCAAAGAGATGAATTGTTAGACGGCTGGAGACCTTGTTGCGATGCTTTTCCTGACGGAATTCCGTTAGACTTTAAATTTGGTAAAGCCAAAGAAATGAAAAAGTGTAATAACAACATAGGTTTTGAAGAAAAATAGTTTTATTTGCCTTGTACCAGCTTTTGTTGCTAAAAGGTAAAGTTACATAGTTGATTTGATTAAAACAGAATTAAACAAATTTAAACGGGTATTAAAGGGGTGTTTGAAACATCCCTTTTACTTTTACCCTTATTTTTACGATTAGAAGGTGTTTTTATGGCTAAATACAGAAAAAAGCCCATTGTGGTAGAGGCAGAACGCACGGATAAAACAGTTGTAATACACGCCCGTGAGGGTGATATGACAGCAAGTCCGGGCGATTACATTATCACCGGCATAAACGGTGATAAATATCCTTGCAAACCCGACACATTTGAAAAAATATACGAACCAGTAGAATAAAACAGGTTATAAGCTCCCGAATTTCGGGGGCTTTTAATATTGCTCAAATTTTATTGAGCACACATTTGCTAAAAATCGAAAGGAGCAAACAAATGGACTTAATGGAAATTTTAAAAGCCCTGTTTGGCGGCGAAGCATTGACATTTGAACAGTTTGCAGAAAAGGTAAACAATGCGGCAGATGTTAAGCTCGGCAACCTTGCAGGCGGTCAGTATGTCGAAAAGGACAAGTACGATGATGTATCAAATCAGCTTGCAAGTGCAAACGCAAATCTTGAGGGTTATGACCCCGACTGGCAGGATAAGGTTAAGCAGGCACAGGCTGAGGGTGACAAAAAGCTCAACGATTACAAGTTTGAGCAGGCGGTTGAATCTGCAATCAACAACGCAGGTGCGGCTGACCTCGTGTCGGTAAAGGCTAACATTGATATGTCAAAGGTATCTCAGGCTGAGGACGGCAGTATCACGGGACTTGATGAACAGCTTGCAGAGCTGAAACAGTCAAAGCCTTTCCTCTTTAAGTCAGAGGAAAAAACCAAAAAGAAACTTGACCTCGGCGGACCCACAGGCGGAGCAAAAGCAAAATCAGGCTCTAACATCAAATCCGCTGTTGAAGATTTTTACAAGAAATAAGGAGGAAACAAAATGCCTATCACATTAGCAGAAGCAAGTGTCGGCAGAGCCGACAAAGTTACACAGGAGGTTATTGATACTCTTCGCCGTGGCTCACAGTTTATAGATGAGCTTCCTTTTGATGATGCCGTATCACCGGGTGTCGGTGGTTCTACTATGACATACGGTTATTTACAGTTACAGACACCGTCAACAGCAGCAGGCAGAGAAATTAACAGTGAATACACAGCAAATGAAGCAAAGAAAGTTAAAAAGACCGTTGATCTTAAAATCTTCGGCGGTGCAAGTGAGGTTGACCGTGTTATTCAGGAGGCAACAACGAACGAAATTGCGTTTCAGCTCGAACAGAAAACTCTTGCCACAAGAAACCATTTCCAGAACTGCTGCATTAACGGCTCGAAAACCAATAAGTCGGTTGATTTTGACGGTCTTACAACTCTCCTCAAGGGTACAAGCACGGAGTACAACGCTGGCTCTGATAAAACAGTAGTTGACCTCTCAACATCTGCACTTGTTACAAGCAACTATCAGCTTATGCTTGATATGCTCGACGAGTTTATCGGTGGCATTGACGGCAAGCCTACATTTTTTCTTGGCAACAGCAAGCTGATTGCCAAGCTCAAGAGCGTAGCTCGGCGTGCGGGCTATCTCACAAGATCCGAGGATGCTTTCGGTAAAACTGCTCAGGGTTATGACAATATCATTTTTTACGATATGGGTAGTTTTTACAACGGTTCTGCCACAGTACCGTGTGTGCCGATTTATGAAACAGGGGCATCAAGCTCAAAGGTAACAGGTCTTACCGACCTTTATGCGGTACAGCTTGGTCTTGATGCTTTTCACGGTGTTTCCCTCAGCGGTTCGTCAATCGTCAAAACATATATGCCTGACCTTACTGCCCCCGGTGCGGTTAAAAAGGCTGAGGTTGAAATGGTTGCCGCTGTTGCTCTCAAAAACACAACAAAGTGCGGCGTTTTCCGTAACATTAAGGTATCTTAAAAATGTATGTGGATTATGCTTATTACAAGGATTCTTTCGGCGGTACTTTAGCCGCCGAAGAATTTAACCGCTATGCACGCAAGGCGGAACGCTTTTTAAACTATGTTATTATGGGAGAAATTTCCGAAGTGACGGAACAGGTAAAGAATGCAGTCTGTGCTGCTGCTGAGGCGGTTGCCGAAATCCGTGAAGGCGTGGCAAATATCCCTCAAGGCATCAAATCCGAATCAACGGACGGTTACAGCGTTACATACAACAATGATTACAATGCCGATGAGCTTGCAGAGCGTGAAAAAAGAGCAATGTACAAGGTTATCAAGCAGGAATTAAGCGGCACAGGGTTGCTTTATCAGGGGGTGAGATAATGCTCACAAACAACACACGCATTACCGTGTTTTGCTCTAAAAAGCAGGGTCGTGAAACCTTTTGGTTTGCAACTGTTTTGGACGGAGTTAATTACCACGGTAGGGATCAAATTATTGTTGCTGACAAAAATGTGTCTGCATCTGATGAGTATGTTATCCGTATCCCCGACAGCGTTTTGCAGACTACTCACTATGTTGACCCGTCAACATACAAGTCTTTACCGCTTGATGAAAGTGACAATTGCTACTCCCTAAAAAAGGGAGATTATGTTGTAAAAGGCTTGGTTGACCTTGATGTAATTACTGTTAAGGATATCCTTGACGCAGGCGGTCAGCAGATTACGCAGGTCACCGAAAATCTGTCGGCAAGTGCTTTTTCAAAGCATATTAAATTGGTGGTTAAATGATTATTAAACTGCTTTTTAATACCACAGAAACAATGCTTAAAGACCGTGGTCTTGAGCCGAGTGGCAAGGTTCAAAAAATTGTGGACAGCGAAGTCCTTCGCCGTTCTACTCCATATGTACCTTTTAAAACCGGCAATCTTATCAAGAGCGGTATCCGTGGCACAAAGATAGGTAGTGGTGAGGTAATGTACGATATTGTATATGCACATACCAATTACTACCTAAATGCAGGCAAAGGCAAACAAGGTACAGCAAGCGGTGGTCTAAGGGGTAAGTTTTGGTTTGAGCGAATGAAAGCAGATCACCTTGACGATATTATAAAAACCGCCAAAGAAAAAAGCGGAGGAAAATAGAAAATAATGGAAACATCAATCATTAAATCATTGTTTAGGTGGTTTGCCGATTGCGATGTATTAGAGGTTGATAATGACCTTAATGTTGACTATCTCGGCGAAGATCCCGAACAGTACAGCATTGAGGTTGTGCCGTGCAAAACTGTACTAAAGCAGTACATTGACGGCTCTGCTAAATGCCAGTACCTCTTTATCTTTGCAAGCCGTGAAAATTACAGTCCCGATGAATCAATCAATATGGCAAATCTTGAATTTTATGAAAGATTACAAGAGTGGATTGCCGAACAGGACTTAAACGGCAAACTGCCTAAATTGCCCGAAGGTTTAACCCCTTTATCCGTTAAGGTGCTGTCATCGGGGTATGCAATCGACAATGACACAAAAACGGCGCGATATCAAATACAGTGCCAACTTAAATATACTAAAATTGGAGGTAAAAAATAATGAGTGAAGTAATCAGACAGAGGCGTATGCAGGCGAATTATCTTGACTGCGGCGGCACAAACAAGTCGCCGAATTTTTCGCTCCTCGGTGTAGGTGCAAAAACTCTTGATGAGTCACCTGCGGCTCAGACTAAGAGCCGTAAGTATGTCTGCGACAAATCTGCAACAAAATCAATCAGTGGCTATGATTGGACAACAGCGTTTGAGGTTGACCAGATCCGTGAGCAGGACGCAATCAATTACATTATCAATATCGGTGAAAAGCAGCTTGTAGGTGCAGACGCTGAAACAGACTATGTAATCGTTGACCTTGACCAGCCTGTGAGTGGCGAGAGTAACAAAACCACCTATCACGCACGCAAAATCCGTGTTGCGGTCGAGGTTGCAAGTTTTACAAATGATGACGGCGAAATGGGATGCAGCGGTAACTTTTTGGCTAAGGGAGATCCTGTTGAAGGTACTTTTGACACAGCGACAAAAACATTTACAGCAACTACGGAGGTAGCATAAATATGGTTATTAACGGAGTAAATTTACCCGATATTGATGTTGCCGATGCACTTGCTATGGAGCGTTACGAGCACGCTCACGATAATGTCGCAAAAGCAATGGACGATTTACATCCCGAAGGCAAACGCCAGTCAGAGCTTATCCGTGCTCAGTGTACTGCTGTTTTCAACTTTTTTGATGAAGTTTTCGGTGACAGCACAGCTAAAAAGGTATTTGGCGAATCAGTAAATCTGACAACTTGCCTTAATGCCTATGAGGATGTTATCAAGGCGGTTAATGCCCTCGGAGCAAAACTCGGCAATATGTATAAGGGTAAAGCAAATGCGATTAACAATCACATAGGCAAAAAGCATAAGCAGTACAATCATTACAAAAAGACACTTAAACCAGCGACAAAATAATGAATCTGCTTTGTGACAAAACACCCGATACAATAACCGTGTCGGGCGTAGATTATAAAATCAACACCGACTTTAGAGTGTGGATTAAATTTGAACTTATCCTTACCGAACAAATTGACGATACACTCTCAGCTGAAATACTTGCAGAAATACAGCGACTTATATTCAAAGAGCCTTGCCCGATGAACGAAGAAACAGTCGAGGCTATTTTAAACTTTTATCGTTGCGGTAAACCACCTAAAAAGCATTCGGGCGGTGGCGATGATGAAGCTGTGTTTGATTATGCTTTTGATGACGGCTACATCTATGCGGCATTTAAAGAGCAGTACGGCATCGACCTCAACGATGCAAATTTGCATTGGTGGAAGTTTCGTGCATTGTTTATGTCATTGCGTGCCGATTGTATGTTTACAAAAATTTTAGGTTATCGCACTATGCCTATTACATCTAAAATGTCAACGGCAGACCGTAACTTTTATCAACGCATGAAAAAGCTCTATGCCCTGCCGTTACCGCAGTCGGTGCAGGAAAAGTATAATGCGATTGAAGAGGCTTTGTTATCAGGAAAATCAGTTGACGAACTCATATAGATTTTGTATAATGTGTATATAAAATTTATTGAGGTGGTACAGCTATGAAAAAGATTTTATCCTTTATAACTATTGCATTATTAGCATTGACTTGCACAGCCTGTGGAGCTAAAAACGACCCGTCAGGAATCAGCAAAGATGAGTTTGACCAAATAAATATGGGAATGACCATATTTAAAGTTGAAGAAATTGTTGGCGGAAAAGGTACT